GGAGCTGGTGAACCTGGTATTTATTTCACAAACGATAAAGATTGGGGAACCAATCCATGTTGTGAAATTGCATTGAGACCAAACCAATTCTGTAACTTATGTGAGGTAAATGTTTCTGACATTGAATCACAAGAAGATTTGAATAACCGTGTTAAAGCGGCAGCTTTCATCGGAACACTTCAGGCAGGTTATACTGATTTCCATTACTTAAGAGATGTATGGAAACGTACAACCGAAAAGGAAGCGTTAATTGGTGTATCTATGACAGGTATTGGTTCAGGAGCGGTATTGGGTTACAACATGAAAGAAGCTGCTAAACTTGTAAAAGAAGAAAACGCAAGAGTTGCGGAGTTGATTGGTATTAACAAGTCGGCTCGTACAACTACCGTAAAACCCGCTGGAACAACATCTCTGACCTTAGGAACGTCTTCAGGTATCCACGCATGGCACAACGACTACTATATTCGTAGAATCCGTGTAGGTAAGAACGAATCAATCTACCAATACTTAGCAATGTATCACCCTGAGTTGGTTGAAGATGAATTCTTCCGTCCACACGACACAGCAGTTATTTCTGTTCCACAAAAAGCACCAATTGGAGCGATTTTAAGAACAGAATCTCCATTCCAATTGTTGGACCGTGTTAAGAAAATCACACAAGAGTGGGTAAGACCTGGTCATAGAACTGGTTCAAACACACACAACGTATCTGCAACAATCAGTTTGAAAAATGAAGATTGGGAATTGGCAGGTGAGTGGTTTTGGGAAAACCGTGACTTCTACAATGGTTTATCTGTTTTACCTCATGATGGGGGCAGTTATATCCAAGCACCTTTTACTGATTGTACAAAAGAAGAATATGAAAGATTATTTGATAAACTTCACACAATTGACTTAACAAAAGTTGTTGAACTAACAGATGAAACTGATTTGAGTGGTGAATTAGCTTGTGCTAATGGAGCTTGTGAAATTAAATAAGAGATATATAAAAACATCAAAAAAAGGGTGGGTAATTCCACCCTTTTTTATTATTGCAGATATTTATAAAAAAACGGCAAATATGTTACTTAAAGAAAATGCTATTAGACGAGTAAAATACACTAAAGGTAAAAACCGATATAATAATTACATTTTTGAATGTATAGGATGTGGTAAAGAAATTGAAATACAACCTGCTGGATTAAAAAAACATTCTGGAAAATGTATGAGATGTGTCCAATTAAAAGAACCTTATCGTTATATTTACAATGAATTAAAATCACATAAAAAAGAAGATAAGGAAGTAACAATAAGTTTTGAAGAATTTTTAGAAATTATACATAACCCAAGTTGTCATTATTGTAATGTTCCATTAATATATGAAGAATATTCAAGATATTGGGGGCAAACAAATAGTAGAGCTCATCAATTGGACCGAAAAAATAATGATTTAGGATACTTAAAAGAAAATTTAGTACCTTGTTGTTGGGAATGTAACAGATTAAAATCCGACAGATTTACTTACGAGGAATTTATTCAACTATCGCCAATATTAAATAAAATTATGTGTGAAAGACAAAAACAAAAAAATATCTCCTGATTTTTATATTGAAGATGGAAAATATGTCTTTACAAAAGAGTTTCATTTAAGACGAGCTTCTTGTTGTGGGAATCAATGTAGGCACTGCCCTTACCAACCAATTCACAAAAAAGGAAACACAACTATATTTATAGAGAATGGCTAATGGTAAAACATATGGAATTAGTTTTCCCTTTGTAGATTCTTTTGATGGAAAATACTTGGATTTAACGGACTATGCCGCAGAAGAAATTCGTACAGATTTAATACATCTTTTATTAACAAGAAAAGGTTCAAGATATTTCTTACCTAATTTTGGTACAAGGTTATATGAATTTGTATTTGACCCATTAGATGGACCAACATTTCAAAACATTGAAGCTGAAATCAGAGATTCTGTTGAACAATTTATGCCACAGTTACAATTAACCAATATCACAATTACAGCACCAACATCTGAAGCGTCAACATTAACACCAACAACTGCTGGAAATGTGACCGAATTAAATCTTACTAACCCAAATGTTTCTGAATATACGGCCAAGGTTAGAATTGATTATGCTATTTCAAATGATGTTTTTAATACAAAAGATTTTATTATACTTAATATTTAAGATAAATGGCACAACAAAAAATTTCATATACAGTTAGGGACTTTGCGGCAATCCGTCAAGAGCTTATTAACTATACAAAAACTTATTATCCTGACCTAATTGATAATTTCAACGATGCCTCGGTATTCTCGGTTTTCTTGGATTTAAACGCGGCGGTTGCCGACAACTTACATTATCACATTGATAGAAGTATTCAAGAAACTGTTTTACAATACGCTCAACAACGTTCTTCAATTTATAACATTGCAAGAACATATGGATTAAAAATACCTGGACAAAGACCATCTGTTGCTTTGGTTGATTTTTCAATCACAGTTCCAGCATTGGGTGACAAAGAAGATGAAAGATATTTGGGTATATTAAGACGTGGTTCTCAGGTAAACGGTTCAGGTCAAGTTTTTGAAACGGTATATGATATTAATTTTGCATCTCCATTCAATGAAGATGGTTTTCCAAACAGATTAAAAATTCCTAATTTTGATGCAAATAACAATTTAATAAATTACACAATTACCAAAAGAGAAACAATTGTAAATGGTATTACAAAAGTATTCAAAAGAGTTATAAGTCCAAACGATGTTAGACCATTTTTTGAATTCTTTTTACCTGAAAAAAATGTTTTAGGTATTACAGCAATTATTCAAAGAGAAGGTACGGCATATTCAAACGTTCCTACAGCCCAAGAATTTTTGAGTCCAAATGGAAGATGGTATGAAGTTCCAGCTTTGGCTGAAAGTAGAGTGTTTATTCCTGACCCATCAAAACCATCTGACGACCCAGCTATTAAAGTTGGAACATATATTGAAACTCAAGATAGATTCATAACTGAATATACACCTGAAGGATTTTTAAAAATTACATTTGGTGGAGGAACAAACACGGCTGAAGACCAATTAAGACAATTTACAACATTAGATGTTCCTTTAAAGATTCAAAGATATCAAAATAACTCAATGTCATTGGGTAATACACCTCAAGCAAATACAACATTATTTATTCAATATAGAATTGGTGGTGGTATTGCAACCAATTTGGGTGTTAATGTTATTAACCAAATTGGAGCTGTGGATTTTGCGGTTGTTGGACCATCAGATATTATTAACAACCAAGTAATAAATTCGTTGGCTTGTAATAACGTAACCGCTTCAATTGGAGGAGCTGGTTATCCATCAACAGAAGAAGTAAGGAATTATGTAACATTTAACTTTGCGGCACAAAACAGAGCGGTTACAATCCATGATTACGAAGCAATTATAAGAAACATGCCTGGTGAATTTGGAGCACCGGCTAAAGTTGCCATCACAGAAAATAACAACAAAATAAATGTCCAAATTTTATCTTACGATTCTACGGGTCATTTAACTTCAGACGTTTCTCAAACTTTAAAATATAACATTGCAGAATACCTTTCTAATTATAGAATGATTAATGACTATGTTACTGTCGGAAGTGCAGAAGTAATTGATTTAGGTTTGGATATATCTGTGGTGCTAGATTCAAGTCAAAACCAAGGAGTTGTTATTTCAAACATAATTGACAAAACAACAACGTTCTTTAGCTCTACGGTTAGAGGATTAGGACAGAATATTCTTTTATCTGAATTAAATCGTATTGTTCAAGCGGAAAATGGTGTTATAAGTGTGACTGACATTTCTGTATTTGGAAAAGTTGGTGGACAATATAGTTCAGCCGAAACATCAATGCCTTATTCAAATAGTGTAACTAAACAAATATCATTAACCGATAATACAATATTTGCACAACCAAACCAAATCTACCAAGTAAGATTCCCATCTAAAGATATTGTTGTCAGAGTTAAGAACTATCAGACCACTAATTTTAGCTGATGATTTATTTTATTAAATCAATGACTATTTTTTGAAAAGTAGGTAATAAACTATTTATCAAAGAAAGTTAACAAATGCCCGAAAGTATTAGACTACGAACACAAGTTGGTGTTGATAAACAAATCAATGTCCAATTAAATCAAGATTTTGAACAACTTGAAATTTTATCGTTAAAGGTAAGGTCTGAAGATGTTTACACAAGAATGTGTGCTGATTATGGGGTTGTGGTTGGTCG